TCATTTCATCTTGCTAAATTCGCTTATCACTCCCCAAGCGATCCCAAGGATTCCCACAAGCAGCAGAGTGATCAGATACCATTGGTTTTTAACCTGCGTACACAGGCTGCTCATCTTGGTTTTAGTGCTTACGATAAACCCGGTTTCGGTATGGAAGATGCTGTCATCAACCTTATTGATGAACGCCTTGACGGTTTCGTTTAAGTTTTGCGCATCCCGGCATTGAGCAGTGTACGCAAGCTTGACCTCGTTGATCAGTTTGTGGGTCTCGTCTATCCTGGCGTGGATACGCTCAGCTGTCTGATCGTCCATTGTGCCCTCTATCTGTTACCTGGGTTGATGGATCCTACTATATATGCCTGTACACTCATCGTATCGCTTGCGGTGGAATTAACAGCTACCATGTTTATCCTGCTATAAGGAACTACGGCTGCATCCGGAAACCAGAAATAATAGGTGCTGTTTGAAGCTATCGTTTCTCCTGTCTGCAAGGTTGCGCCGCCGGCGATATCGTAAAACGTCATATTGATCCAGTTAGAATTGTCGTACGATATCTGCGGAGTGACGGTCAGCGACAAATTTGCTACGGCCCCTGATTCCACATACTTCACGAAGAATGCTGTTTTTTCGTTGATTAAAGTCAGGTATCCTGTCGTATTCGTCGCGGTAGTCACGTTGTTAAAAGTAGTATTGCTCAGTAGTTCGGCGTATCCCCCGAGTTGCTGAACGGCGGTTGCAATTTTCGGCTGGACGAAGGCAAACGCTAAAACCAAAACTACCAAATTCATTGCTACAAAACTCAATCCTTTTTTCATCTTACTCCTCCTCTGTTTTATGTACTCGATTAAAGTAATTATCAATCAAAGGTAAAACACTCTCATTCTTTAGACGCTTTGTAAAATATTGTCATTGTTCCAGTCGGCGAATTTGTTTTTGTCCAGTTGATTACAAATCCATCAGAATTGAACTCAAACACATATCCTATTTTATAGTTGCTAATCCCATCAAATAGATATAACGAATTGCTGGTATTGGTGGATAGGGTGTTCCCATATCCAAACACAGAATATCTGTTTGTGCCATCATCGTAACCATTAAAAAGCTTGAAATAATCGTCTCCGCGAGAACCCGAAAACATTACCATCTCAGGCGTGAACCCTACGCCAGTGATTGTTTGCGTTCCACTCGCAGAAGATAAATCGTGAGAGAATGAGCCTATTTTTCTCAATGATACTTGCGCATCGACGTATGCCTTCCGCGCCGCCTGATTATCGGTCGTCGGGTCAGAGGCGGGCAAGCTTGGTATGTTGTCGAAGGTGGCATTCCCCTCAAACGTCGAGTTTCCCTTGACGGTAAGCGTGCCTGTCGTCCATGCAAATGCAGATACAGGCAGCAGGCAAATCAAAATTGCAGTTATTATTTTTTTCATCATTTCCTCCTTATAGATATATATATCCCCACGTGCCGGTGATCGCCCCCCAGGGCGAGAAGTCATAGATATGCGCATTCGCTCCTGCGGTATCGATGTCCGGCTTGACTTCCTTTCCGTTATTATCGAAGAACTGTATAAGCAATGGATAGGGAGCTGATAAGCCTTTGTTGTGAGTAATGGTCAGTTTGCCGGAAGAAAGGTCCGTGTTGGTAAAGGTGCCGCGGACCGACTGTTCAATGCTTGCTACAGCTGCTTCTGCGGCGGCTTGAGCTGCTTCTGCGGCGGCTTGAGCTGCTTCTGCGGCGGCTTGAGCCAATTCGGCGCCTTCTTGAGCTATCTGTGCTGCAAGAATAGCAGCCTCTATGTCGCTTAATCCCTCGATGGAAGCAATAAATTCGCTTATCTCTGTTTCAGTAGGAGTTTTGTCAACAGCGTATTTTATGACACGCGCAAGCTCTTCCTTCTGTTGTTGAGCAACCGCTGTAAGCTTATCAATGGCAACCTCAACGGTTTCCGCATTAAAAGGCCCCTGATTTTTCCAATCCGCTGCTTGCGATAAAGGCTCAATGCGCAACAGGGTAATTTTTTCCCCCGTTGCTAATAAAGGAAGCCCGGACACTATCGTCGGATAGGTAACAAAACACCCGCCTACGTCTACAGAATAATTACTGGTGATTTCGGTGATAATGCCATCAGCCGATGTCTTATACAATTTAATATCGCTTCCGTTGGTAGTAAATATCTGAAAAATAAAATCCCAATCCCTCGTCGTCCCGTTTCCGCTATAAATATGCCTATTCGTTGCATCTGGAAGCATGCGTCCTCCTTATTGGAGTTCTTCTATGATATCGTTTATCGTGTTTAAAGGCGCTATGTAGGTTTCTTCGATTCCTTGCTGAATTTTAATCTTGCTGGGCTTTCTGGCTCCTGGAACGCGCAGATATTTAACGACAGCTTGAACGGTAAAGAAGAATTCATTCATAACTGAGAGCGTCGGATTATCGGTTATCATCCTTGACAAATCACCTTGAGAGATAAGGCTAATTAAACTATTGATTACTTCGGCCATGGATTGTGCTATTTGGGAGGCTTTCTTGAGACCCGCCTTACTCGCCTCATAGCTTAAATACATCCCTAAGGCGTAGAAAAATATAGCCTTGCTTAATCTTTGTGAATCTTTGCCTTTATAATTACCCTGACTCCATTCTTCTTTTGCTCCGTTCACTATCCGACGCAGAAGCATCGCGTCGGTTATGCGCCATCGATTCATCTGCATGATAGTACGGCCCAAAATCGTCTGCACCCAGAGAGGGCTTTCTGTCTTTGAGAATACTCCTTGAGTTATAGCAACGACGTCTCGCAATTTTCTTGATTTAACCGGAGATATATTTTCGGTTTCCCATTCTTGATCAGTTAGTTCACTAACAAATAAACAAGTCCTTATTTCTACCTCACCAGCTTGCTGTCCTATCATAGCAATGTCTTGAAGCTTCTTAAATTTTCCTATACCTCTTTGGGTATAGTCTGCATACGTTCCGTCGAGCACTCCATGCTCGACGGCTATTTTATATGCCTTCTTTGGATGAGATACAAATCTTTGTTTTCCTTTCAGATATGTTGAGAAATCTTGCCAGATTATGCTGTTTGTTTCTCCTGCGACAATGTTTTTAATAGCAGAATAGTAATTTAATGATAATAATTTTATATATCCTAAATCTACAATGGCGTTGCCTACCTTAGTAAGCCAACCCATCTTGCCGGACCGGAATTCGTAGTCTAAACCGCGGCCTTTCAGATTTTGTAGAAATTTCTTAAGCCACAGGGCACTCCTGCCCTTGATGATCAGCTGCGTTGCCACCTGGCCAAGCGGCAGGACCCGGTCAAGAGCCATCTTGGTCTCAAATAAAGACGAGTATTCATGCACTATCTTGCGGATGTTTGTCGTCGGTTCTATGCCGCCTTTTCGCTGCAGGGCAAAACGGAAGAACTTCTCGCTGCCGATGATGTTATCAAGCTCAAGCATTATGTCTGTAGGAATTCCTTCCTCTGCAGAGCGTTCATCAAAATATTGCTTCAATGCTCCTATAACTCCCCTTTCCAGTATTTTTTCGGTTAAGGGCTGTTCAAGATACGTGATATAATTCTTGCGGAATTTCTGCAGGCCGAGTTTTTCTTTCACCATCACGAAGAAGTTCTTAAGATATGCTACTACGGCTACTTCTTCTTTGGTGAGCTCTACCTTTTCACCGCTTAAGGCCCGGAAGATCTCTTTATTCTGAGAGGTAAAGAACCTTTTTGTCTTTTCTCCCGCAGGAAGTTTTCTTGATTTCTCAGCCTTGGTCAACATCTCCTCGAGCTGATTATCGCGCCGGCGCACTTCCTCTTCTGCAAATTCTGACCTTTCGTCTATCTCATTTAAAATTTTCCGCACAAGAGGATTTCCTTCTTTTATATCTACCGTCGGGATGAGTTCGTTGGCTACCCTGCTCATGATCAGACCCTCAAGGAGCTGTGGGTCGTTACCAAACTGCTCTATGGCGATACGTTTCGGCATGATGGCGAGATCCTTTACGTCTTCTAAAAGGCCCTGCAGCACTTCTATTTGCTTTTTCGATAGCAACTTGTCGCCTGCTTTAAGACCCTCGAGATAATCAACCACTTTTTGTATCTGAGGGATATCGGTATTTTTCCATTCTTTGATACCGAGATAACTCTTGATCCTCGATACTGTGATGTTGGAGAGCATCTTGCTTTTGGCGATCAGTTTTATCTTGGCTATCAGATCCTGCTTTCTCGCTTCCTCCTGGAGTTTCAGCTCATGCTCTCTGAGCCATTCAATAAATCTTGCACTTTGTCCTGTAACTCTTTCGGTAACGTATTGCTGTCCTTGCTCAACAGCTCCTGCTCCTTCTGGTCCAACTTGTCCCAGAGTCCGTTCAGCACTAACACCTGCGCCAGAAACATATTGCTGGGGGAATTTGAAGTTAATAAAGCTGATGATTTCATCTCGACCGCTCCTTTCGGCTACTGCGCCTATCGCCTTATTAATGTTGTAAGGAAGTTTATGGGCGCGCAGCCAGTTTATCAATTCATAGTCCGCGTTATTGGTATATATTATCTTGACGCTTGTTTTTACTAAGGGCATTAGATGCTTCTCTAAATTCTCCTTGTGCCCTTTCCAGGTTATATCGCTTAAACCTACTGAATATGTCCCAGCAGCTTCTGTTGGACTCAGGTATTGCGGATCCACGAGCACTACCACCGTTTCTTCCGCATTTACCTTGCCGGATTTTATGTCACCAGTGAGCGTATCCATCGCATCCCAGGCATCGCTTTGCATAACCGGCATCCCCTGATCTCTTTTTAACTCGCTATCTAATTGACCATTAAAGTCGATTAACTTGCTTACGATGTTCTTTATTGCCGATTCGCCCTTACTGGTCCGGATAATACCTTGCGTCCATTGGTATCCGCTTTCAGTTTTGCTTATAGAGAATATGCTGGCATTCTCCAAAAAGTAATACTTAGCGCTTGATTCCGGGCTGGCGAATTTATCGGCCGCGGCTTCCTGCAGCAGATTATCTCCGAATTCCTGGATTACTTCCCGGGTAAAATAATAGCGTTCTTTTCTCAGGCCCATCTTCAGCCAAGAATTAAGCATATCGAGAAAGTCTTTATTGTCTTTTGCGGGCGGGAGATTAAAAGCATCCTTCATCAGGACGACAAAATTGTTCATGATAGCTACCAACGTCTGCTTCATCACCTTCTGTTTCTCGGGATCCTGGATGTTTTTATAATAGTTATATCGCTCGTCGCTGAGTTCATTCAAAGTATAGTTCTCTGCAGGGATATCCCAGAACAGGCCTACGCGATAACCCTTTGCACCACCCCAGAGGTCAAATACTTTCTTGATACCTTGCCTTAATACTGCTTTAAATTTTTCCGGGAGCCGCGCCAGAACCTCGGCTTTATTTCCGAGGAGAGCAAACGGCATGCCCCGGAATATCTTGGCTCTTTCTTCGTAATTTATGTCTTCTTTAGTACTTATGACCGACCCGTTTCCTACTCCGGTTATCTCTCGCTCAGGCTTAAGCTTCTTTTTCGTTACCGGCGCGCTGATCCCTTTTTGCATCTTAACCCTGGCTGCCTTGCTTATTTTCGCCTCTGATGTCGCAGCGCGGCCCTGTATTTCATTGCTAAAATACGCCTTAATTAGATCTAAAACGTCCTGCTCGGTTTCAAGGGGAGCGCCGATTATACCGCCAAGTTCTGCAGCTAATACATCTGGCCGCTGTCCGCCCTCACCAAACAGCCAAGGTAGAAGTTTTAGATCCGCATATTCTCCTTCCTCTTTCAGGGCCGGATCCAGCTTTCCTTTAAGGTAATTCTTTATCTGATTTCTTATGAACCCTTCCTCTGCTGCCCCTGCCTCTTCCGTTTCGGCGCGCATCTCATCGACTATTTCCTGCATGTGCGCGTATGCCCACATCTCGGTTTTCTTCACGTCCTCTATGTCCTCGCCGAACTCTTTAGCGATCTGTTTCAGGCTCTTTTTCTCGTCGATGTATTTCTTAAGGAACTCCTTGTCGGACACCGTCAGCCTGTTGATAATGTCTGAAGTATTCCAAAATTCCATCTCAGCCTTGCGCTGTTCAATACGTGGCTTTGGCTGCTCTTCTTCCGGTGCCGGAGGATGCGTTAGGCCGCCTGCCGCCGGAATATTTTTTTCTCTATAATCATCGAGCCATTTCTGCGCCTGTTTTTCTGTGGTAAAATTAGGGCTTATGCTTGTATTTACACCATTCTCTTCTTTATAAACACTATATCCTCCACCGCCTAACCCCTTGGGGCCAGTATTCTTCAAAATCTTTAGATTTTCTTCACCACCTAATACCTTACCTTTAAGCTTATTTAATTCGCCTTCATAGACGGTAATCTGCTTCCCATCCTGCAGCTTAACTTTATTCGGAACGATATTGCCTTCAGAATCATAGACCGGCAAAGTCCGGTATTCCTCACCTTTGGGTAAAGTCACGATCTCACCTTTTGTATTTACTATCTGCATCTCTTCATCCATACGGAAGATCTGCATCTGGTCAGGCTCTAACCCAGATACGCCGACTTCTTTTGGCATCTTGCCGAAGACGGGTTGACCTTCCTGCAGGAGTGCTTGCTTCATCTGGGGGGTGATGGTGATGGATTGCTGGGTTGTTAATCTGGCTTTCTCAAAATATCCTGGCGTTATCTCTTTTACTTCGTCTCCTATTTCTACCGTCTCAACCTGCGCCCCAAACTTCTTGGCGTAGTCATTAAGCCAGTTGGGAATTTGTTTGTCATAGAGATTCTGCGCCCATTCTCCGCCAACTCTTAAATCCTCGCCTTTAATACTTCCTGATTTTTTACCGTCTATAATTTTCTGGGCATTATCTTTACCTACAAAATTGCGGAGTTCTTCTGGATTCTGTATTGCCTTACCCTCAAGAATTTTTCCATCTTTAATAATATCAACACTCCATCCTTGAGCTGGGCCAAAACTTTTATACTTTATCTCGTCTATAATTTTACTTAAATCATAATACTCCGCCACCTGTTCCCCCGTCGCCCAAGTTATAAAGTCGTATCCATTCTCAGCAGCATAACGCAAGAGACGCTTGAGAATAATTTCGTGCCAGCGGGTAACGGCGGGATGTTGAGGCACCATCTTAAATCCTTGACCTATAGCTATACCTTTTTCCACTGATGCCTGGAATTTTCTATAATCTATACTCCACTGGCTCTGGATTTCGTTAACAAATAATCCTTTGCGGCCCTGCTCATCCGTTACATCAGCCATACGCGCATGCGCGAAGACGTTGGGTTCGTCCCAATGAGGTTCTTTGTATGCAGAGACATAAGGTATATTTTGTCTTTGCCATTCAAGATATTCTGCTCCATTATATCGAACAGCATATTCTGCATCTTCTTTTGATAGTCCTTGTTGCATTAAATCTCTAATTGCATCGGAGGGCCTTAATCTCGAATGTTCATAAGGTACCTTCAACAACATCTCCTTATAATTCTCTGTAACTACGTTATATTTGGCGTCGGAGTATTTAGCGGTATCAACTTTTTGTGTTTTAGGATTTCCTACCACGAATTGATTGTAACGCTCTAAGTCATCCTTAGTTTCTATAGATTCGTATTCGCCTTCACGACTAATGCCATGCACCTGCTTACCTTCATCAAAAGCTTCCGTGGCTCTATCTGCTTCTACAACCTCAAGTTCTCCTACGCCCTTTACCATCTCCTCAATCGTCATCTGGTTCTTTTGTAGGTAGTCAAGGAGTTCGGGCTTCGATATCTTCTCCTTGCCTTTCAGAAATCCCTCTATTCCAGACCACTCGATTTCTTCATTAGGTATCTGTGCACTCTGCAGGATGCCGCGCACCTGCTCTATTGGAGCGGATTCCGGCATCTTCTCTGCCAGGGCGCTTGTCATCTTAGAATAAAAAACAGGGGCTTTTTGGGGCTTTACAGCCATTCCGCCGGCTTTAGGCTGGGTAGTAGTAGTGGTGGCTGGAGCCCAGATTGCCCTGCCTGCCTCGCCTGGTGCTTGTTTTGAGGGTGTTTTAGGGGTATATGTCAATCTGTCATAAGTAGCCTGTTTGGCTGGGTCTATAGGGCCAGCTGGCTTTTCTATCTTGGTGCGCATCAAAGTATAGAAATCCTTGATCATCCTAAATAAACCTACCCGCGTTGATGCTGCATCTAAAGCATCTACATCAAGGGTTATCTTTCCTTCTGGAAGACCTTTTTCGCTGGCTATCCTGTTTGCTTGAGCTATAATGCCCCTGCCAAGAGCCGTTTTTGCCAATGTTGGAGCTTCAAAAATAAGCGATAAAGCCGTAATCATACCGCCTTGCTTTAAGGCCTGTTCGAGATCTGTTCCGAATACTGTCTCAAGGCCTGCAGTGCCTGCCCCTCTTGCTCCGGCCCGGGCTATTGCCGAAAGATACGGCCGTCCTATGAATCTAAGCGCTCCGGAATAATGCCATATTGGAGCCATTGCCCCGCTCTTTATGGCTTCAACCCCAAGTTCTTTTGCTTTTTCTCCCGCAGGCATAAGCAGGCTTTCATCGGTTCTGATCTCTCCTACTTTTCTTGTTAAACCTACAGTCTCAAAGGTAGCCAGCGTTCCTAACAAGCTCTGTGGGAATAATGGCGCTGTGGCTATAAATGGCGCTACTCCGGAAACTATCTGGCCTAAAGTAAAGGCAACCGGATGCTCTTTCTGCATGGCTATGTCTTGCTCAACTTCAGCTTGCGGTTTAGGGCCTTTCTCTAATCCAAACGGCCTTGATAAATCAGGCCGGTATCCAAACGGCTTAGTGAAAAATCCCACGACTCCTTCGGTATACGGGATTAAAAAAGATTGCAGGGCGCCAGGGTCATTAGTTTCCGCGTCTTGAATAAACCTTACTTCTCCTGCGCTCAGCGGCCGGTTGATGTTGTCCTTGATCTGCTGATGGAATTGCGAGCGCACAAACCCCTCATATCCTTCTCCTCCGTCGATAGGCTCAGTTACTTTTAAAGCCGTGTTGATGTCAAATTCCGGCTCTTTGGTAGGTTGGCCGTTTTCTTCTGCAATAGGAATTGCCGTCTTGATATCAAACGCTGGCATTATTTCTGTCCTTCAGTTTTGGTTTTCTCTTTGTACGTTACTACCGGTTCAATAGTACCGTCAGGATACACTATCGCCTTGTTACCGTACGCATCCATCATCAGCTGGCCTTTGGGAGATATCGTGTCTATTTCGGGAATCTTACTGCGTAGGTGATCGTTCATAATCGCTTTTACCGCTTCCTGCGGATTCGCCTGCGGGTCCTGCAACGTGCCTAACAGTTGCTTGATTCGAAAAGTTATCTCTTCATCACTGGCGTTATTTTTCCCCATCCACGATTTGAATCCTTTTATGGCCGAGTTTATTGGTCCCGAATAACGATTAAATTCTATATGTTTCAAGTTTTTCTGAAGGGCATTTAAAAACCTCGTTTCCTGCGAGTTTATAATCCCGTCGGCGTATGCTTCGGCGAGTTTTTCCCTGGCATGCCATTTATCAGTGTCTTCACTTACAAAGGCATCTATCAATTTTAAGTATTCTTTAACTTCCTTTGCGCGCTTGGTTGGGTCTTTGTCGGAATCTTTCTCCGTAAGCATCCTATTCAAATCTCTTTGAATACCGTTCTGTATTGCTCTTTGATAATTCACCAAGATTTTTTTCTTTAATCCTCCAGCTTCCTCCGGGATCTGCATTTCATTCTCGATATCGCGCAGAGTAAGTTTTTCCGTGGCGAGATTATCAAGCAACTTGTTATGCCTCGTTTCCTGGCCGTCGGCAATCATCTTTTCGGCAAGCGTATTGGTAAAGTCATACGCGGCTTTGCGCTTGACCGGGTCTTTTATGTTATATGCGTTTTCTTCTATCTTCTTGCGGGTGGTAATAGGATCAAGGAATGCGTCGGTTATCGCGATATTGTACGGGATACCGCTCTCGACTTCCTCTTTCATTTTTTGCTCTATTTCGGCCGGCACTTTTCCTTTTATCGCGTTGTAGATTGACTGTGCTTTTATGAGATTATTCTCTGCCATGGCGGATGCAAACGCGCTTTTTGCCACCTTACCTGTTATCTTTACACGCTCTGCTTCGGCAGTTTTCTCGTCGAAGCCGCTTATCTTGCTAAGCGAATTTTGGGTCACGATAGCCTGCTCTATAGCCCGTATCACCGATGGCCCATCCTGCAGCTGCGCGGCATCGTTTACCTGGATATCAAGGTTAGACTTAAATGAATTCTGGATGCTTTCGTCTACCTGTTGGCGCTCATGGCGTATGATGGTATCGCGGCTCGATAAATATGTCTGGTCAAGCCTTCGCGCCAAAGCTTCTTTTTGCTCGGGGGCCGCTACGTTATTCAGATAATGCTTCCGGATGGTATAGTATGTATTATCAAACTCCGGGGTGACGTTCTGTGCCTGATCGAGTTTTCTGTTCAAAAAACCGACAGGCTTTCCTTTATCATCCACTTGGTCGTTATAGAGTACATTTTGTAGGTCCTTCCTGAACGAGGTATCCTGTTCGATGAGCTCCTTTTCCATCAGTTCTTTTTTGCGCTCGGCTGCCCTCTTCATCAGGGCATTCGCTATCGTAAGGCCGGTTTCTCCGAGCCGCGTTGCAGCATCAGCCATTTCCGCGCCGAAAGCCGCAGAAGGCGGCCTTAATTCCTGAGGAGTCGATACTGTAGGCACTACTCTGCTTGTCTGTTTCTCATATACAGGAACTCTCATCGCGTTTTCTCCTAATAGAGTTTATAGGGAGACCATGTCCTCCCATACTGCTGCGTATCGATAACTTGCCCGCCTCTGCCGCCGACGACCGTTGATCCCTTTGAAGATCCCATTCCGCCAAACCCTCCGGCGACAGATGAAGCTGTCCCTAATAAGGTCGTAGTCATGTTTATCTCCGCTGTCCTCTTCGCTGCCTTTCCTGCAAACCGGTATAGCGTTGATTGATTCCTTAATGCAATCGCTCGTTCGTTCGCTTCTTTATTTACTGCCCAGGATTGGATATCGGCATTGTAGCGTATATTCGTTTCATCAAGCTTTGCTCTATTCGCCGTATCGTTAAGAATATCTTCTGCAGTAACACCGGTTAGGCCCATAGCGGCCATCGCCGCTTTCTGCGCTCCTTTTACCCTTGAGACATCGCCTTTCAGCTCCTTCGCTCTTTGCGCGGCTTCGCTTTGTATAATGCTTGTCTGCTCTTCTGCGGTTTTCTGTATTGCCTCAGCTTCACGTTCATTCTGGTCAGCTAAATAGCGGTAATACTTATTCTGAGACTGGCCAGCCTGGTATTGGCCGTACGCAGTCATTCCGCCGCTCGCCGCGGCTAATACTACTCCGGTTATAGTAAGGCTGACAGGGTCGCACATTTAGTTGGTCCTCCCAAAATAAAAATAATGAAAAGGTAATTGTTCTACGCCGTACGGCTTGGCTTCCTCTATTACCGCGCCGCACCACTTAAGCCAGCGTATTGATTCTACGTTTCGCGCATCCACGTAATTTTCCAATACCGGATACCTTATTAACATCATGTCTATATAATGCTGGCATTCCTTTACGAAAGATTTGCGGATATGCCGTATTTTTTCAGTCGCAAGCATCCACACGGTCGCGCTGTTGTCTAATAACGTCTGCGGCGTTATGCCGAATATCACCGCCGGCATGCCCTTGACGTCTACGGTAAGACACAACTCCGAAACAGCAAAAGATAATTCCAGCGCTTTCTCGGGAGTATGGTGATGGCTTGCCCATACTTCTTGCACATCTGAAAGGCGCAGATGGTTTTTCATCATCTCTATGTCAAGTCTCGTTGTCGTCCTCACCACATTCCCGTTCTTATTGTAATAAACCATTATCCACCTACGGTCACTTTAGGAATAATCGCCAATATCGTCACCGGGAGCGGGTCTATCTGCCTGAAGAATACGTTCCCGCCCTCTTTATAATCACCGGTGATTGGTTGCTTATGCGGCCCTGTATAAAGCACAATCGGCGAACCCATCGGTTCATTGGTGCGCTGCACTATTTCATCAAGATGGTCTTTATCCGGGCCGATCCATCCGCCCCTTGAGTTAAGGAAATAGAATTGTACCTGCGCTACTTTTAAAAGCTTCCCTTGCGTTGTCCCGGAAGCAAGATTAAATTCAATGTTAAGAGTCTCCAAGTCGGCCGTGTATGGCAATCCCACATGCACAATAGATGCGTAGACCGGAAGAGTAATGCTTCCGCTCTCTACCGTGATGCCGTCTATTACATTCCCATCAGCTAATATAGCCACTTCCTTATCTTCAAGGTGGTCAAGCCCAGAAAAAGTGTTTTCCGCCTTCCGCACTTCCCCGCCCGATTCGTAGGCAGAGAATGCTGTCCCGTCTATATCTGTATCGTCCTCTTCATCCGTAAGCTCAAAGGTATACGTCGTGGCATTCGCTACCTTATATCGAAGATCGTTTATTTCAGCCATTCCCTGTACGTCACGTATGTCGACAAGATCTCCATTGCTAAATCCGTGCGCTTCTGAAGTGGTGATCACCACCGGTTCTGCTTTCGTGGCCCCGGTTATTGTCTTTGGCGAATCATAACTTATCCCGCAATCCACGAAGAATTGGTCCCGCGGGTCGGTTGATACCATGCGCTGCGTGAGGCGTTCAATAAATCTCTGGCTCCCTCTTTTCACTATAAACCATACCTCGTCATACGTATCTCCGGGGATACAGGCTACCGATTCAAAGTCGCCATCGGTATCATGCCATGCCCAGGCGACCACTTCTTGCTCTCTTAAATAGGTAAGGGATAGTAAGATGCCATCATTCCTGAGACACCATAAAATGCTATCCGGTTCTGCCTGATACGCCATGGCTACGATTGAATGATTCTGAAATAAATGATTTGATAACAGGCTCAGTGGATCACCCGTATAGCCGTCGGTCGCGTAGTCATACACAAGGTCGCGCACAATAGAGCCTTTGGGTTGTATGAATATTATCCGATTCCCTATGATCTCGGGGGTTACCTCTGAGCTTCCCCTGCTCCCCTGGAATTGCTGGCTTATGGAAGTAGGTGTTATTATCCCGCTTAAAGCCGGTCCTATACTCCATTCACTTGACGAAGTAAAAGCGATAATTTTACCAAGAGACACAAGATGCCTGATGGCATTCATCTTCCGGCTTGGAAGATTAACAGTGATTCCATCCGAGTCAACGAGTGGATCGCTTCGTCCGAAGTTCACATAATTGCTGGTTTTTGTACCCCATGTCGTCTGAGGTTCTGCTTTAGTTGAAGCAAAAACTACCCTATCTTGATAAAAATTGACAGTTGCGGGATATCCTCGATAATCAGACCATGCACCTTCTGACCAATCAGCGGTTGCGGAAGCAAGCCCTATCTCTTCCTGCACCTCTGCTTCTACTTCTGTGGCAGAAGTATAGTCAGATATCTTTGCGATACCTACGTGAGTATATGCATCGGTGGTAAGATCTACGTTGATCGTGCCGCTTGTATAGCTGTGGCAATTTATTCTTACCAGAAACGGCCGTTCTTCATCTTCTTCCCCGTACGTGTTGGGATTATAGTCATCGGCTGACGAGAATGACCGTATGGTCGTCCAGGTAGTGCCTCCGTCGGTTGACTTCTCTACTTTTATTTTTCCCGTCCATGTACCATGAGTGATAATACGCCACGTCCCGCCGCATTTTATGGCTGTCCCCTGCCCTGTGCCGGTAAATGCACCTGTATATGATTGCCCTTCTATATAGTGGTCAAACTTAAATAATGCTCCTACATGCAGGATGTCAAATAAACCCTCTGATGCGGTTAAGGTTATCGTGCCGGTCGTGGCTGAGGGGGTAATGGTTTTTACTGTCACATTCTGCGACATGAACGGACCGTCTTCAAAAGGATATAATTCAAGGCGCCAGGAAATATGAGAATATCTCGAGAGAGTGCGGGGATAAAAATCAGAACTGGTGATGTACAATACATCGGCTGACTGCACAAATTTAAGCCCTACGAGATCTGTTTCTGCGTATGGCGTTTCTATCTCATAGACGCTTGATTCTTCCCAATCAGTGGTATTCCCTGGAGGAGTATTGTGATCGGTCCCGTTTGAGGTATGGTTAGTCTTGGAGCGATAGATAACATCGCTTACTTTGACAAAATCGCCTATGTAATAATCAACGCCTGATGCCCAGGCGGCCGTAGACGTGGGGGCGATAATCTGCCCACCGTTCATATAAAAACGGCAGTAGTACTCCCCAAACTCTATCATGTAGGCTTGCTCTTTTGAAAATTCAAAAGGCACAAGCCGCCCATACTTGTTGCCGTATTTTGCGGAGGCTATATATTGTAGGCCGGGGCGGTTCGATGCTCCGCCATGCGGATGCACGAAGAAATTGCGCAGAGTCTTGCAGCCTGAATTATAGCGCTGCAGGTCAACGCGCTCCCATAAACTCGGGGCAAATTCACCACCGGTAAACGCAGGTTTTAATGCGCTGATAGGCTGCATCGTTATCCTAAAAGGCTGGGTTCTTTTTCTTTCTTCTTGTCTTTCCCTACGATCTCGCCTTCTTTGAGCTCAAAGGTTACTATCTTGCGCCATTCATTATCCTCAAAACCGCAGATCTTGCCCTTAAGCCTTATCTCTACCTCATCGTTACGCTTCACATCTTTATCGATGATAAACGAAAGTGGCAAGTCTACTTTTGGATATGTTACCTTTGGGCCATTATCCGGGTGGTCGTATATCTTTTCATCGCGCTTAGTACCTAAATCTTTCATCTGTCTCCTTTCACCTCGCGTCTTCAAAAGACGAGGATTCCGTTGGCTTGATGTTTTTTTCAATATCGTTTATCCTGGCGGCGTCGCTTACCATCGAGCCGTATATTTGAAGCATCGTTTTTGCAATGGTGTCGTCGCCGGTAAGAGGTTTTGCAATTTGCGCAGCAAGCAAAAAAGAAAACGCCATCACAAAAGACACGTCGAATAAAGTAGCATCTACGACCTGATAGGTATATTCGGCGTAGGCATCCTCATAATCACAAGCAATTACCTTCCTATTGATTGAAGGAAGAAGCAAGGTTTCGTATTCTATGGGCGGTGGATTCTTGTTCCCGGTGTCCACGAATATCTTACGTATACAAAGGCATTTTACTGGATAACCGTATACATATCCCCATCCGGAACATGTTTGGTCCGCTAATTCCGCGAGAGGCGCCTTCACCGAAGCAAATCTCCAAGCTTTTGCCCTTAAAACCGCGTCCCTGCTGATTTCGTATATCCTGTTTAAAGCACGCGCACTCTCCAGTTCATCGGTAAGAGACACTATCGGACTTACACCAATATGCGCTAATGCAAGGTTGCAAATAGCAATGTCAGAAGTAGATGTCCTTCCGAGTATCGCGGTAGGATAATCATCCGAGCTCACCGCTATGAATGCCTGCGGATACTTTACGTCAAGCGTAGAATCTTCTATCAACACCATATATGTATCTTCTGTAGGCGGAGTAAAACTCTGCTTCCAGAAAATATCATAATCCCACGTCATAGATCCGCTCGCCTCTGCTACCTGGAAGGCAAGGGTGCTGAAATTCCAGTAATACCCATCTAAAAGACGGCGTATCGTAATTGTCACTGTGTCGGTAGATACACTTTCCGGAATGGCCTCAACAATGGGAAAATATTGATTGGCTACGATTATCATATATTTCATATTGTCTCCTTACCTCTGTATTCTGATCATCCTTTCAATACCTGTATAATTTCCGGCTTCTTTTTCGCCGTTTGTATAGTTGCCGATTTGCTGCAACGTTGAGGTGGTAGCGTTGTTTATGATCCCCAATGCCCCCTTGATCGCCACTTTCTCTGCCTCGCCCCAGTCACCGGTCCCCGATGTCGGCAGCACGTTCATTTTATTCCCCATGGTGCCGGTGCCGTTGTAGGAAGCCATAGTCGCGTTCCACACTCCGCCGGTGATGTTGGCGATATCCCCCGCGCCGATAGTGGCATTTATCGATTGCGTGAGCGTCCTGGTCGCATAACCCCATACGTCAGAGGCGCCTAATGTCGAGCGCGAGGATACGGCCGCGTCAAGATATCCGGCCTTGGTTGCATTCCAGGTAGTATCTGATGTCATATTGCCGGCTGGTTTCTTGTCCCACAGGCCTTTTAAGTAAGTCCCTGCGTAGCCTGCGCCGCTATATCCAGAGATATCCTTATTCCAGATGTTCGTATATTCGCCTGAGTCAAGTGTAACGCCTGTCTTGTTGGTAATATTCGTTACTAACGGAATGACTGCGCCGGTATGGGCGTTATTGGAAAGAATAACCTTATTATCTGTGCCAAGCACCCAGTCGGCGAGTTTCTTGCCGATTGAGCCGGCAGTTGTCAGCGCTGAGGTAAGCGCGTCCCAAATGGACTGTATCGCGGCAGCTGAGAGGCTCCCTATCGATCCGCTTAGGTTGCCGGTGATATTGCCTGTCAGGTTGAACGCTTGCGCGCCTGAGAGGCTGTAACCGGCCTTATCTGACACGGTAGAGGCGGTATATCCGGTTTTGTCGTCATTCGTGCCTACCGTGACCTTCCCTGCGCTCGTGATGAGCAGACTTGAGAAGTTGCCCGGGAATGACTGGCTTAAGGTATAACCTGTCTTGTCATTATTGGTCGTGACAGTTACGCCGGTCTGCGGCGTTGACTTGGTATAATTTGAAGCGTCGAATTGGATTTTGTCGGTCTGTGCCTTGATAGCTACGGAAGTACCATTGATTGATGTAACTGTGCCGTTGATTATTCCCGTGTCGTTCTTGATTGCCTCAAGCCCGAATGTGGCGTTGTTTATAATGGCATAAGAATCGCTCTCGAGTTTCGAAACGATATCTATTGTTTTTCTGAACGTCCGTACGCCAGCCTTATCCACGTATACTATTAATTCACCTTCTGTATCTGTCATTACTGAGGTAGTATTAAGCCTATACAATCCTGGCATATTAGTTGCATTAATCTCAGTCCATTCAGGCGATGTAAGGTTTATCGCTTCACCACCCGCCTTTGAGTAATATACTATTGGGGAAGTAACTCCGACCGTCCCAGTGTATCCATCGGTGGAATTGACCAGGAGGATAGCAATAGGCGTGATCGAGTTCTGTTTTATCTCAAGCGCAAAGGCGCTTGTAACAAGCATGACACACAAGAATAAAGACAGCAACTTTTCGATAATGGACAGTTTCTTCATTGGTCAAATCCCCCGTTAAATTTATAATCACCATAATAAATCGTTCCATTGCCGCCGCCGGATGTAGTATTCACTCCGGTAACAAGCAGTGAACCAATATATACCTTCGTTTTATTATCTACCCATGCGCCTTCGTCAGTGCGTTGTGTTGCATACATAAAATCACCGAATTCAGAAGATTGGTTCTTTATAATTTCGTCCGGATACGCGTAATACTGCCACGTCATTGTTTCTGTTGTTTGGTTAGTGAATATAATAAACCGATATGTTTCTCCCTGGTTTAATGTAATTGTAGGCCAGCCTACTCTATAAGGCCCGTGGTTATTTGATTGGCGTACACCTATATTAACCGTGGTATTGGAAAGTACTACATTCGTTGCATTCAGTATTTTTATGAAGCCAAAATTAGTATCACATTTAAGTGCAAGATACGCACCTGACACGTTCATCGTAAACGGCGGAATAATGACATTGCCTATTTCATCGGGGTCAAGATTGCTTCTTACGGTATCTTTTCCTTGTTGTGCAATCGAAGAAAGCCCAGTAACAAATGGCGTTGAACCGTCGCTATACTCCAGTCCACCAAGCCCTTGACTAACTCCCCTTGCCCAGGAAGTGGTATATAGGGCGGTATAGGGGTGCAATCCGCCAAAATATGCTGATACCCGAGATACAGTAAAATTGCCATAGTCGCTTCCAGGATTTTTTATAGTAAGTGCTGCCACACTGCCTGCAAGCCCTGTTACATTCACAGGCTGATTGAGAGAGACAGTATGATAAGTATTATTATGTGTATCGGCAATAAGCCTATATATTGCTTGCGAATCAGCGCCAAGCAATGAACCGGAAGGATCTCCTGACGATAAATTAACCGTTTCTAAAGCTACCGTTGCATTTGCACCGGTGCTTACGCCAGTAGTTCTAAAAGATACTTTAGAGATAGTGCCATTTTTAGGGATATAAAATATAAAAGCTGCTGTCTCATCGGCGGCATCAACCAACATCGTAGCGATTGCAGGCTCTCCCGCGGCATTAGTAGCTTCGATAGGGAAAAGGAACGCCCCGCTTATCATTGCGCTATAACCGACTTTTAAAATCAGCACTATGGACAATGCCAATGGACATAATATACCAGATGCTTTAATTTTATTCCGCACTCCACGCCTCATCTTTTTGAATATCTACTTTTGTGCTAATGGTATAATTTAATAAAGATTGTGCTTTTGATTTTTTGAAAAAAACTTTGATTTGTTTAAGCGCTTCGCTGTCATTATCAGACTGAGGTTCCTTTACCTCATCCTTAGTGGTGATTTCCACAACTTCGCCCTTCTCATTCTCGATATTGATATGTCTGCACGTATTTCCATTAGGCGCAATGACGATAGTATAATTTTCTCCCCACGCCCTTCCACCTACCGCCAATCCCAGCACCAGCGCCATTGCTATAATCAGTTTTTTCATAGGGTTACTCCTTAAATAGCGGGCCCGCCGTAGGACGGACCCGCGATTGCTTACTTCTGCTGGCGCTTCTTAGCCTTGGCAACAATAGCCCTTATTTTCTGCTGGCTGATGTCTCTGGCTAACACTTCCAGTAATTCTTCTTGATTCAGTACCTCGGCATCTTTAATACCGTGGCTCTTGGCTTCAACCAACAGCTCTTCGCGTGCTACAGCAGCTGCAGTCGTTGGTTCTTCCTGCTTCTGCTCTTTGACTGCTGCGGATTCTGCTTTTATCTTTTTAAAATGCTTAGGAGGATTCATTTCAGGGTCTATCTCTACAATCTCCCCCTTCTCCCAGTACCTGTTTTGGAATCCGTAACAGTCTCTTAAAACTTCGTACTTAGCCATGTTTTCCTTTCTCCTTACGCGTCAGCAATGGTAAAAGTAACCTGCAGCATAAATGCCGGCGGGTTAGCAGTAGATCCATTGGTTACGGCAAGGACTAATTTTTCCCCAGCTGCCAATACTTTGTATGTTCCGCTTAATGCTCCTAAGCTGCCGGAAGCATTTTCATCCGGGAACGGAGTTTCGTTATCATAGGTTGCCGTGGCAATAGCGTTTGAGCCGTTCTTAATGGCTACTGCGCAGGTGTTACCGGCATCAATACCGGCCGCTGTGCCGTGCGAGATGATCCTGGCATCGGTAATGGTAAAGACCATCCCCGTGGGTACTTCGAGTAAGGCTTTAGCCGCGATATCCGCACCCGCTGCGAGATCTTCTACCTGATAATTAACTACCCTGGTGTTTGCCGTTGCCGTCATCTTTGCAGGCGGCAAGAAGCCGTCGGCAAACAATGCTCTGGTAGAAGCATCTGCAACAAAAGCGCCGTCTGCGATAAGAAGAAGCAGTACGGCGTTTGTGAAGCTGTCGGCATCAAACTTAGCCAAGACCGTAGCAGCATCGAAGAAATCATCTGCTATCTTGCCTCTGCCTGCAGCGGAAGCTGCCAAGGCCCCGGCAAGTATCTTGGCTGTCGTCACCGCATCATCTGCGGGCGTGCCGGTGGTTACCGCTTTGGAATTCGTTCCGTCATGATCATGCCCATTCGCCGTGTCAAAGACAAGGCAAAGTAGGTCGACCAGTTCGGCCACGTTTTTGAAATTGTAATATACGCTCATGGTTCTCCTCTCTGGTTAATAAGGGGCCTGCTTTATGGGCAGGCCCCTTGGTTACCTACTTAGGCTATGTTCACATCCGGTGTTAAAAACGCATCGATGGTGCCGGAAGTTATGGCTTCTCCGCTTTCAGTGTAATAAAGCCTGATATATCTCTGCAGGCCCGGAGGAAGCTTAATCTTCCAGACGATTGTGTTGACAGTCAAAGCTGCTTGCGCGAACGTCTTTGAGACATGGACTATTTTGGTGCTGTTTGTGGAAAAATCTTCCACGCTGTCGCTTTCCAAGGCGATATTCAAAGAAGCTCCGTGCCCTGAAGAGTCTATAGCCGTACCTATCCTCACTACGAGGTAAAGCTCAGCTCCGGCGACTGCGTCACCGGCTTTCGTCATGTCTATGACATTGGTGCTTGCGCCTGTAGCATCCGTGGCAGCCTGAAGCGCGGAAAATAAAAGATGTGCATCTTTAATCATGGTATCTCTCCTTCGTTTAGTTTCGGTTAAACTACGTTTACGATACTAATGATTCGGTGTTGAGGATCTTGTCGCACCGACGGATAGGAATGCCGAAGAAGCGCGTAATCGGCTTTCCGTTCTCAAGGCTGTCGATGGTAAGATTTACATTGCTCTTGTTGTACGCCTTGATGTCGAGGGCGGTTTTCACCGTCTTGTTGCAGTACCACGCTACGCGCCCTACGTTGAGAGTGGGTACTTTGTTCAAGGCCTGAATCATGAGCTTGATGAGGTTCGCTGAGACATCAGAGGTGTCGCCGGCTGTGGCCAATGCAGACACTTCCAGGTTGCAGATACGCACGGCATATCTCCAGTCTCTCACTGCAAGACCCAAACGGGTCTTGTACTGATCGATGTAGGCGCGGAACTGCCCTGCCGGGGTCTGGTCGTCGTTCACGAGCTGCTTGCCTAAATCTTCATGCTCGATGCCTGCCTTGGTGCCGCGGGGATAAAATGCATGGATGGTATTCTCGCCCCATACCACTAACCAGATCGAGGTATTATCTGTATCTGCGCTGCCGCCCAAGATCACGTTTTCGCCTGAGGCTGCAGTCGTAGATGAGTAATACGCGGAAAGGCCGGTGAATCTCTCAGGGTTCGTTTCTACGTTGCCGTAGAAAAACGTGGTGGCCATGGTCTGAGAGATTGCCTCAATGAACGGGGCATTCTCAGAAAGCCTGAAGGCTGCTTTGTCAACTGCAATGTTGACGAGCTCTTCGTCAACGCGGCCCAAGCCTTCGATGATACCGGCAGTAAACAACTGCTGCTTGGTTTGAGACTTAGAGGGCTGCACGCCTCTGTTTATCTGTCTCCAGGCGACTGTCGGCAAGCCTGTTCTTATGGTACTCTTATGGCCGGTCGTGGTGTTTCCTTCGATGAACACGAGATCGCTCAATATCTCGTTGACCTCGTTCATCATTTCTGCGATGCGGGCAATTTTCCCGTTCGGATCAAGCCGTCTTGCATGATCCATCAGGGTTAAATTTGTATTCGCGATAGTAGGCATGGTTCTGCTCCTTTTTTTAGATTGAGGTTAAATTACTTTGTTTCATTCATCCCGGGGTAAAACAAATCGGCGTCGGTCTTCTTGCCGCTTCGGTCAACGCCATGCACGAACGTATCTTCGCCTATGGCCTTGCCTACTTTTATGAAGAACCTCACCATCTCTTTGTGGTTAGCGACTCCTGTTTGCTTAAGAAGTACCCGCAATTCAGGCGTGCCGAATTGTTCGATGGCTCTCCCCGCATGCACCAACTCTTTCTTGTAATCAGCCCCTAACTCCTGGACGGTCTCTTTCTTCCAGGCAGTTACGGTCTCATTAAAGTTTTTCAGCAAGCCATCGCTTATCTGCTGCGTGTACTTTACCTGAAGGTCTACTAACTTCTGAGCTGCCTCTTGGCTGAGATTAGCTTCCTTGGCCACTGTCTTGAATTCATCAAGCATCAGCTGGTTGATCTCTATGCCGTCAGGCAACTTGAATTCAGCATACGTTTCAGGCGCTCCTTTTTCTTGCGCTGCTTTCTTTGCATCATCCTGGGCTTTTATTAAGGCTGTTTTTTTGACTTTATCTTCAGCAGACAGATCCTCATCTTTAGCCTCAAGAAGCCTTTTCTCTTCCTTGGTCTTGACGATACCAGATTTCTTCTCCTTGTCCTCTGCGGACAAGTCTTCATCCTTTGCTTCCAAGAGTCTTTTCTCTTCTGCTTCCTGCGTTTGTTTAGCTGCGGCAATCTCTTCCGGAGTCTGTGCTGCCCTCTCTTTCCCGGCTTCAACATCTCCGCCGTCAAGAAGGCTTGATACTTCCTCTGATTCCTGAGGTTTTACTGTTCCGTTTGGCTCTGGCATCTTTAACTCCTTTGTTTATGCTCCTCTTAGCCGATACGCGCTGTCCCTACAGCTCATCTGGGTCAGGAGGAAATTCTTTTTTTAAACTCTCTTGCTCGGACCTATATTCCCTTTGCATCTGCAAAAACATTTCAGGGGCAACCAGCATGATGTCGTTAAACAAGCGCATTCCGACTATCTGCTTCTCGGTAGCTGGAGCGATAAATGTTTCAGCTTCGGTCAGAATACGCCACAGAAGACGGCGGCCCTCGGGAGTCTTAAGAACCTTGCTGATATCGTTGAGTTCACGTTCCCTCAGCCGCTTAGAACGCTCCGCTAATTTCTTTTGTCTCTCTTCTGAATCCATTATTTTTTCTTCTTTGCACCGGCCATACTTCGATGTTATGATCAATATTCTTTTTACCTTTCAGTAGGGGCATTATTTCGCTCCTGCAGGCTGCGTAGCCGGCTCCTGCTTCTGCGGCATAGATTTCCCTGTCATGGCAGCGATTACTGCGTCAAGGGCGCTATTCTCGCCTATTCTGGCTTCAGATAGAGTCTTTGCGCCTTGGGCTGCTATCATACCTGACTGCGCTTGTTGCACACGAAGCTGCGCTTCTTGTTTTGCTTTACGGATTACTGCAACCATCTCAGCGCTTCTTAATAGCCGCGCAGGAATTCCTTTCATCTCAGCGTAGGTTTCAACAGCCTCATCAAAATCAAATTTATCTATCACGTTTGCGTCAATTTTTGATAAATCGCCTACGAAGCCGCATACTTGCTCTATTGCGCTTGTCCCTACCATCTTCTGCGCTTGGGCAAGAACGGAGATATACTCCACCTTTATGTCCTGCCCCTCAAGTTCTACGGGCGGTTCCGGTATAAGCCCGGCTCGCAACATCTTGGCGAAGGTAATGTCTATACAAGGATCAAACAGCTGAGTCTCTAATCCATCGAGTATCGAGCCAAGCATAAGCAGTTTCTCTTCATGGCGTTCTGCTATTTCCCGTGCGGTAATGTCGGTGCGATCTAAATTCTGCAGCATCAGGAATAAGTCAACATAGAACGTGCTGCCGATATCCTGCTTGGTGATATTAATGGTTTCCTCTAACTCTTTGAAATTAATCTGTACCTGATAGACCGCGCGTACTCCTGCGTTCGGCACAGAGGCGGAGCTTGTGTTCACTCCCCCCGGCAAAGTATTGACTTCGCCGCTCACCGATGCGTCTTTCTGAACGGCCGGGTCTACTGTTTTATCAAGGCCCAACAGCTTCTTCCTCTGCAGTTTCTGCAACATCTTGCAGTCGCCTAATGCGTCCCAGCCCGGTCCTTTCCCATAGATGTCGCTTGTCGTGGTGGTTGCCCAACGCGGGGCCAATATAGAGAATTCCCTAAATCCCCCTACTCTTAAGAAACAATCCTGAGGAGATCCTTCTTCCCATTGGATGGAACGATAGGGCATGTTCTTGAAATCTTCCCTGTGCGGTATTCTTTTATCGTTCTCTTCCACAAGGTGAATTACTGAAATCCACTTATCAACATCTTTCGATAAGTCGTAGGCGTCCTTTACGGTAGGGCTGACGTTATCGATCCCGAACTCCTTTACCAACTGTCCTGCGGTCATCCAGTACCTTCTGGCAAACCCATTTACCCTGCCGTCAGGCCCAATACTGAGCCAATATTCGCCGCAGGTAAAGTTATAGCCGCGGATTACCGTATCATAATCATCGACAATAATCGCAGCTGCGGTGGCGAACGATCCAAGTTCTTCGTAAATTGAATAGAAAATCTCGTAAATATTAGACCGAGAGAACACGTTCAGCATTCTCTCCTGGACTATATCGAGCCATAGCTTTACGTTGTCGTTCTCCATAAGATCCGGATCATCGACACCAAGCCTGAACCATGGCCGCGTAGGGCTCGTCATTCCGTTCAGCATTCCTGAAGCTAATGTGCGCACGCATCTTCTCGGATAGCCGGACAGCATCGTCTTGTGATCTATGGCCTGCCCTTTATTCGGTTGGTCGTCAAAAAAGCCGCGCGTGGGGATTTCGTATAATTTGATATCTTTCCAGGTTGGAAGCCAAGACTGCGCCTCATTCTTCATAGCGCTTACGCGGCGCTCGAATTCTTTCCTGTCAAGACCTACGCCTATCTTCTCTTTAGTTTGTTCTGCCATCATTGCCCCAGCTTTTCTTTAAGCGTCGAGCCGACGACCGCGGGCAACAGAAGGTTCACCGAGGAGGTATCTCCTGTGCCTGATGTTTTCACGGTGCTGGCTATGCCATACTTTATTGCGGCGAGCTGCTTTCTTTTTTTCTCTGCGATGCTTGAAGCGGTTTCTTCTGCAGGTTCCGGAGCTGAAGGCGTGGGTGCTGGCGAGACGGTAGTGGTGGCGGGTGATTCTATCCTTGGCGTTCCTCCAAAGCACATAGGACGCTCCTTTGTAGTATGTCAGTTTGTCATTATCGTTGGCATAAAAAAGAGGCAACCCGCACGGCCGCGAATTGCCTCTTAGATATGCCTAAAACGAATTGAGTGATCAGCTCAATTCACAAATCGTCTATGTGATTCTACCAATAACACGATTATGTCATTTTGTCAAGTATTTTTGTGAATTAATTCAGGGAGGGATTCTTAAATGCGGTAGAGAACTTTTTATTGCACCAGGTTATTATCGTTTGAAGATTAGTAGTAACCATCCCTTCTGCGATCCTTCTATTCCAGATATACTGTCTATACCGAGCCGTCTCGCTCGCATTATATAGTCTTTTGTATTGAGCAGACACCTCCGGATAGTTTAAATACACAATAAGTAATCTGGCTGCATGGTCGCTTTTAGATTTGCAATAGTTCGGAAACGGCAATCCGGAAGTTTTTATCTGAATAAAAAATTCTTTAGGATGCGCCACTTGAAGCGCCTTACCCCGGTATATTACTCTTTTCCTTTTAAATACGACGCATTCAATAATATGGACGGAGGAATAAAAAGCCGCGGTAACAATCCAATCATTGAAGTCTTGCTGGGGATAAATATAACTTAAGAAGTCGATGTTGTGATTCCCATGGATCAAATGCTCAGCATCGGTAGGCATCTATGAATTCCTTACAAAAGGGAAATCGTACCCAATAGCTTGCTGGTCAAGTGTCGAATCTCTGCTATTTAAGTACAAAATATCCGCCAGGTAATTCTCTCGATTCAACACAAACAGCTCGGAGGCAATAACAAACTCAGAGAATTCTTTCTCGCCTTTCTCATCTGCATCAATAACAAACAAGATCTTAATCTCTTTGGTAATAAAATCAAAGCTTGTGCGGGCCTCTACTATCTTGATGTCGATTTTCTCTTCAGCCATTTGAGTCCTTACCACTTCATAAGCGACCTCAACGATTTTTGTAACTATCAAAATATACTCATGCGCTTCTTTTTTGGCACGCTCTTTTAGCCTTTCCAATGCCTCACTCTCACCTTGCCTCTTGGCTTCCCTAAGCACATATTCAAGATGGTGGGCCATCGCCTCCCTAATTGACTTGACGTTGTTGAATAAATTAATGGGGTCTTCTACGGAAGTTTGCGCTGAGAATAACGAGGAAATTTCCGCGGACATGCCTGACAACCGATCCTCTACTCTGTTTTTAAAATTAAACATACTTTTGGTGGTTTGCGGGTATAAGTATAGCGTTGGAGGGGTCGAAAGTCAATAATTTTTAGCTTAACGGGTCGTATTCTTTCTTCTGACCGAAATTCTCTTCATTGCTCTTTTTTTTCACGACGGGGAATGCGAATGTTAAAGCGAGGGCATCTGCGTTGCTGGGTGAAGCTAATCCTCTATCTTTCATCTGCTTCTTTGATTCCAGAACGATTTCTCCTTTTAAATTCGGGTATGCTTCCGGCCCGGTTAAATCATCTACTAAACGTTGATCATCAGGAATACATCCACCTTCTTCGAGCCATTTCTTTGTCTTAGCCCAGATCTCTGCGCGCTTATTCGCGAATCCTGGCGTACTGGATTTTGAGCCGAAAGAACAAAGCAGCCATTGCCGATTCATTGACTTGCCGATAGAATAAACTCCTGTGCCGTAGCCTAAGTCAATGATGACGCCGTCTGCTTTTTCTTGGTCTTCCCACTTTGCTACTGCAGCAGCAATGACTGTATCATCATCGTTCTTTGCGAATTTCTGTAAGCGCCTGTAGACTAACCCTTGCCTGATACCGATCAGGACCTCATCGCCGCCGGTCCAGGCCATGTCTACGCCGATGATCTTGGGTGCAAACACGTACTTATGCGCTTCTATCTGCTTGCCTTTTGCGGATTCAGCTAAGTCCGTAGGAATAAACTGCAGATCCCCTGCTTTGGGAAATAAACCAAGAACATGCACACGTACCCAGTCACTATCTATGCCAAGATCTTCTATCCATTCCTTAACCTTCTGCTGGTTAACTAATATTGACTTACGGATATCAAGCTGCCATTGCTTCCAGCGATGCCGTAGTTTGGCGAAGCATTCTTTAAAGCGGCCGGTATTGCGGGTAGGGTTACCGAAGACAAGCCATAAAATCTGCGTACCGGTATCGGTTAATGCGCCTTCTGTAACTTCCCAGATTGTATCCGGAATAGCTGAGGCTTCATCGAATATTACCAGAATGCGTTTGCCCTTATTGTGAAGGCCCGCGAATGCCTCAGTCTTATGTTCGCTCCAAGGCACCTGATCTATACGCCACGTTCTTTCATGCTCAGGGTCTTTTGCGTAGATAGCTGTGGCTGTCAGTTCAAACCAATGCTTTATTATGCATAGACGATACCATTTGCTTAGCTCTGCCCATGTCTTGGTTTTAAGCTGAGTCTCTGTATTGGCGGTTACCGTTCCCCTGGTGTCTTCAAAAGTAGACAGGCCCCAAAGGATGATCCAAGCTACAAGCGCACTTTTCCCCGGACCATTGCCTGAAGCTACGGCAATCTGAATCACATAGTTTATGGCGCCTTGGGCATTAAGCTTACCGGCCTGCAACTGATCGCGGATATACTGCAAGACTTCGCTCTGCCATCTATCCGGGCCTTTATAGCCTATGAGTTCTTCTTTGCCCCACTTGAAAGCATAAAGGACCCAACCGTAAGGGTCCTTCTCGTATGAGGCTATGTCTTCTATAAGGGCTCTCTCAGCCTTTACGTCCTCTTCGGTTGTGAGCATGTTTTGTCCTCATTCGCGCCTCTTTTATTCTATCCGCAAGGCCTTCAAGGCCCCTGTGTTCGGTTACATCGGTAAACATCTTTAGATGCTTGCCTAAGAGCTCAAGCGTTTTTGTTTTGTCGCAAAGCTTAATCTTCTTAGTGTAGCCGATATGTTCTCTATCTTCTCCGCGACCTTCAAATAACTCTTCTGTTTCTATAGCAATAATTGCCTTCCGCAATGGTTCAGGCATATCTTGGATATCTTTGAGCTCGCCGTTCTCATCATAAGCATCCGCAATATCTATTGTGGCGTGCTTAAGCAGTTCTTTAATAACAAGGTCAGTGTTTAATTTAAGCCGGTTAATTTGCGCTGCTATCAATTCATTCACCCGCGCTTTAATCATAACATTTGATAACAAACGCGAAGCTTGCTCTTGGGCTGTCTTGCGTGAGTATTTAGCGCGGATTGCTGCTTGAGTGCCGTTGCGGTCTTTTAAGTATTCATGACAAAACCGCTCTTGCTGCGGAGTAAGTGGCCTAAGCTTGTTTTCTTCTTTTATTTCCATGTATAGATATGCGTAGTTAATAGGGTATTTACTGCTGCTACCGCTAACAGCGCGCCTACCGCCGCTAATATTGAATACCCTATAAAGTCAATAACCTTCACCATAGCTCTACCCCTTGGGTTCCATTTACCACAAATATGTCAAAATGTCAAGTTCTATCTTGGGGACCTCTATTTAGTATTCTGAATGCCCACTCAATCTCTAATATTAAAAGTTGTTCTTCAACCGTACGCTCTGCTTCTTTTAGCCAGGCTCTTACGAGTGGGTTTTTTAACAACTTACGGTCTTTTGGTATTATCTTTATCTTCATCTCTGGATAATAAGCTCTGCTCCAATTCATCGTATCACTACCGCGATCCTCCCTTCCGGAAGCGCAAAATAATGCTGGCCAGCGTAGTCAAACTCGGTTGTGGCCGGCGCGCTGACAATTATCTGGTCGTTCCGTTTTATTCCACTCTTGCATTGGCTGCCTACGTCTATCACCCGAAACACCGAGTCAGCCTTGACTACTCCTTTAACAACATCAGGCACTACTATCTGACCGTTCTCTTTTTCTTGCAACTGCACGATTACGAATTCCCCTATTGCTCTTGGTCTTGCCATGTACTACTCCTTTCTTTTATTCTTCCTCGCTGGTTTTTTTTATTGCGGGGGTGGGATTCGAACCCACGGTGTCCTTTCGGATACATGGTTATGGGCCATGCGACCTCGCCACTGGTCAACCCCGCGATTGATTTATCTTTTCTTATTCCTGCTCTTCCTCTACCTCAGGCGCCTTATATTCTTCTACTTCTTCCCCGAGATCGATGCGCTTTCTTCTTGCTTCGCCGATTGCCTTCACCAGCTCAACGCGGATTTTCCTAATAACGAATTTCGAATATGCCTCAAGTTCCGCGCGCAGCTGATCAACCAGGTTTTTGATGTTATCAGACGAAACCTTTTCCGTACCCCCCCCTAAAGCTTGACGTTTTTTATAGAGTTTTAATTTAGAAACTCCAGCTGCGACGCTTCCTCCGGATTTCTTCTGGTGGCCGTGCAAGATATAATGCAGCACCGAAGAAGCAACTTTGATTTGATACTGGTCTTGAAAAAATTTAATAATCTCACAAGGCCTCTTTCCGTCCTTAGCCATCGCCCTGCATTGTTCTTTCTGACCCTCTGTTAACTTCGCCATTTTACTACCCTCCTTAGTTTGGCCAGGCTGCCGGCTGGCTGACTGCTTGGGAATACCGCGGATCCCCTCATACCAACCGGCGCGCTGGGTTATAATTGTTCGTTAACGCACAACATCAATTCCGTAAAATCAACCTTTTCGCTGTTTGATAAATCGCGCAGCCATTCCGTTAAATTCATTACTCGGCACCATTCATCCGGAGTAACAGCTGCCTCCGGATCGGTGAGGCGATAGATCTTGCCTTCCTTGGTTTTAAGTACGAGTCTCATTTCACCAGCTCCTTCGGCACCTTGCCCTTTGGCGCATTCTTAAGGATAAACGCCACAAGCGCGCTTTTCTTATCTTCTGTCGTATCGATGTTAACATTCAGCTCCTTGGCCAGCTTCGCCAGCTGGTCCTTAGTCATGGCCTGTAGATAACTTTCAGCGATCACATAATCCTTAGCCATGGAGAAACCGAGTTTGGTGGAGAGAAAATTAAGATCTTCGTCATCAATAACTTTGGGTTTTTCCGCGATAACTTTTCCGATAAGTTCTTGCACCACCGTATCTCCAAGTTCATAAATCTTTGGAATACTGTACGGCCTACCGTATTCTTTACCGCCTTTTATCTTATCTTTAACGATCGCCTGAGACTCACTCCAACCCATATCGTTTAACAATATGAATAACGTAAGCACATTCCTGCAACGCTGATCCTTGGTAACTGATACCTTGCTAATCCAGAAACCACGCTTTGCTTCCCGGACCCGGTTCTCTGTTTTGGATTTGGCGAGATCCTTTACCCGAGGGCCCTCACTGGCGTTAAGTTTAATCCCGGCTTTCCTTAGGATTTTAGGCACGTCTGCATTATTCACCATTTCAATAATCTTTCCAGAGAATGGATGCACCGCAAAAACCGTTTTAACGTCTTTGCTTGCCTTAAACAACTGTCTGAGGGAAAGATATTTATGGTTATAGTAATTCCTTTCATCCACGTTAGAATATTTACGCTCCGGCGTGGTATCGCTTTCATACTCAAAGAGTTTCTTCGCTTCCTCTTGAGATACCACTTCTTTGCCCTGGGCTTTCAGCCTGGTAATTGTCCGCTGGGTACGCGCCTGTTTCTTCGCTTCAAAGCATCCCGGATCCGTACAAGTATCCGCTGCGCTTACGTCCGCGAATAATTCTTTTTGATTCCCGGTCCTTTTAGGACAATCCACGCAGGATCCTTTTCCGGCCAGGCCTTTTTCTTTAGTATCGAATTGCGCCTCCTTAAGCTGCAGCATAAAGTTTTTGTGGATATACTCCTGGGCTTCCCGATAACTATAAGGTTCCTTACCCCACTGTCCTCCCTTGGCCACCTGGACGCCGGCTTCTTTCTGCAGATCCTTAGGTACCCTGGCCACCAGGAGCGCAACCGATGGGCTGAATTTCCCATCATAGAACAACTTGCGATTCTCCGGGATCAGCTCGCAAAGCTTAAGCCGGCCGTAAATATATGTCGGGCTCTTGCCGACTTTAGCCGCGATATCCTTGACGTCTTTATATCCGTGCTTTTTCATTAAGGCTTCGTATCCCTCGGCTTCTTCCAGGGGATGCACGTCCTCGCGCTGCAGGTTTTCGATCACCATGCACTCCAGGGCCTGCTGATCCGTAAGCTGTCTGATCACGGCCGGGATCTCTTCAAGGCCTGCCGCGGCAGCTGCGCGCATGCGCCGCTCACCGCAGACCAGCTCATAAACATCTCGGACAGCCGGTCCACGTTGTGTCGTTTTGCCTAACAGCCTTACCAGGATCGGGTTAATGATTCCTTTCTCTTTAACCGACGCGGTCAACTCTTTCATCTTTGCTTCGTCAAAAGTCTGGCGCGCATTACGGCCAGATGTTTTGATGTCTTTAAGGCTTATCGATTTCATGTCCATGTTATTTCCTCCTTTTGAAATATTAAATTGTCAAACCGTCATCACTGGCAAGAGCGGACGGGCCGCACATAGCTATGGCCACTCCGGTCGAAGTTGTAAACGTTGCCGTTGTAGGAATTCACGCACCACGCGGCATCTTTGTTCCAAGCGCAAGGATCCCCACTCCAATACCAATCATCAAATTTGCCCTTGAAGATGTTTGTATCATAGCAAGGATTATATTTTGTCCTATCCGTCATACCACAGAGTTCTTCGACTGTGGGTAAACGCCAGTCTTTGAAACCGTAAAATTCCAGAGCGGCGCAGGCTTTTTCGGCTTCTTTATGCGTCATTGCCGCCTTGAACACGCCTCCTAAGAGTGTTGGGTCTTGAATGATTTGTAGACCTGTTTTACGGTCAGTAATGATGTTCTTCGCTGTTACTACAAATCTTGATTCTCCCTTCGCCTCTTCTTTTGTTGCCTTTTTTCTTCCCATTATTTCCTCCTTTTAGCTTTAAATTGTACTGCCCTTTTGAGTTCTTCTATCTTACTCCTTATGGCATGGACTATGCGCTGTCCAGGCTCCTGTTTTATTGAATGCTTCTCAATAAATTGCGCTCGATCATGTTTACCCACGCATTTCCAACAACCGTACCCTACCAATACCGGTAGTACCCCGAGAGATTTCTTCTTCCTGCCCTTTCCCTCAAATACCTCCTGGCGATCATAAAACGCCACGGGGAAGTATTTTCCCTTCGCCGCATGTGCTCCTCCACATAGTTTGCAATATAATAATAGCCTCATCCTCACTCCTTTCGTTCTACCCCTAATATCCTGACCTGATGCCCTTTCGGTATCTCACATATAAACTGCGGCCTGAATGGATTCTCAAATGCTTTCTTGACTGGCAGTTCCACGTCACGAACCATCCACTGACCGGTGTTGATATCAATGAGTAGAATAGTTAATATGGATTTCATCGTTTAAAAAATATCTTCAAATCTTTCCCTACTTCATCTATCATATCCGACGAATATCTTAAAACTTTCCACCCTAACAGTTGCGCTGCGTTGTATTTCTGGCAGTCTCCGATAAACCCTGCCCCCCTGGTATGCCTGCCGCGGGTCCAGACAGCTCCTTCGCACTCAATAGCGATTTTTTTATCAGGATAAGCAAAATCAAATCGCCACTTCCTCTCGGGATGGAAATGGTATTCTTTTCTGGGTATGGGCAAGCCCGCGCGCTCGATCCTGTTAAGCACGATCATTTCAAGACGCGTCATTGTACCTCCCTTATTCTCATCCCTGCCAATAGCTTCGCTATTGCCGGCGCTACTGGCGCCTTCTTCCATTGCTGGCCTTCTTTGATCTGCTGCTCTGCATTCCAGAATTCCCATTCCTTTTTTGTAGTTATTAAAAACCATGGCCAAGGCTTCTTTACTCCAGGCTTATTTCGTGTATAGCTTGCGCATATCCTGTTGATAACTGCTTCCGGTATCTCTACTTCTTTTTTTTTAAGCCTTCCTAAGAGCTGATAAATATTGAATTCCTTACTGACAGTTTTTAGTTCTTCCTGAGTTTTATCTGAAAAAGCAGCCCAATAGGGCTGTGTTTCTTTATTCTTCTCTACTCTACTCAACTCTACTCTACTCAGAGGTAGTACTAACTTACCACTACGGTAGTCCTCTTGTAGTGATACTGGAGGATCAGGGTATTTTCCTTTTGAGGGATGATTAATAGTCTGATGTTTCGGCATTGTAGGGCACCACAACCACTGCTTCCCCTCAGCTTCGAATGGGAAGTATCTGCGTAAAGCAATAATCTCCGCCACGATGGGGGCGATATCAATGCCTTCTTCCGGGAAGATATTATTCTTAAGGAAGAATAAATCGTACGGCATTACCCCTCCAATCTTCTTTGTTTCTTTATTTGGGTCACTCATGTGGCACCAGCTCAAGATATAAAAATAACGTGCTGGAATAGAGAGCGCCCGGATTTCTTTCTCAAACGGGTAACATGGATCTATTTGCCGCGTGCGGGCCATATTACTCTCCTATTTCTTCTTCCGGCGATGTGCCTGCCTTTACCCTATCCAGGAATTGAATATTCTCGATTTGCATCTCTATCACCGACCGCTTCTGACCATCTTGTTCCCACGAGCGCGTCACAAGACGCCCCTCTACGAATACATTGCTTCCTTTTTTTAGATATTGAGTGCAGTTCTCTGCGCGCTTGGCCCAAAGCGTCCCGGTGATAAACAACTTGTCTTCGCGATCCTCATTATCTTTCCCCTTGAATATATGGCTCGATGCAAGCCGCAGGTTACACACCGCAGTGCCCTGAGGCGTATAGCGTAATTCGGGATCCTTGGTAAGATTTGCAATCAAGAGTATTTTGTTCAGCATAGCTTCTTCCTTTCGTTTTCCAGAATATCAGTAGCCACTTGTCCCAGGCCAGCCAACGGCCGTCTGTCCTGTTTTGATGATTCTTGCGGCGCCTTAATTTTCTACGCAATGACGGCGAGAGCGGTATAAATTCAGTAGTGCCGTCATAAACCCTCTGCCGGTCAAAATCCAAATAAAGGCCCCCTTCTCCCATGACAAACATATTATGCAATATGTAGTTGTACTTCGCGCGAGTGCTCTACTCTTTCTTGATAAATGCGCACCGCCTGAATATGGCTGCATTCTCTCCCCTTGCGCCCTGCCTGGCAGTTACAGAGAAGCTTCCCGAAATATTCCTTTATGGTGTACGTACTGATGTTATATCCGGGGATGGGGAGGCATTGGTAAATGCCGTCAGTAACCCTGGATATCTTATTCAACTCAATGAGTTTCTTGACTTTTTGATTCATAAATGCCTTCGTACCCATTTCGTATCCCATGCGTTATCTCCTTTCTTTAAAAAAGGTATGCTCGCCTATCTTAGCCGTTTTTATCATTCCTTTGGCCCATCGGGGAATCCCGTAACGCTCGACTGCTTCGTAGTGGGTTGCGCCGTTGGTAAAATCTGGCGAATTCTCTACAAACACGCGCCGGACGATCTCTTTGGCTATGAGTTCCTGTTTCCTTCCTTCGCGTTGAACGAACACGTCAAGATTTTTTCTTTTTAACCCGCAAAGGCCTGTATTCATTCCTTTATTCAGGCGATTCCTCACACAGCAGGCCACGGCATACATGCCTTGGTAACCTTCCCCGGTTGCTTCCGCAATCAGTCCTTTCCACAGATCTTCGGGAATTCGCTGTTTCGCGTAGGCAGGCGTTGAGAGAAGCAATACGGTTATCAAAATTATGGGCCAGCACGGGATTAGACCCTGTGAAGGAAATTGCGTTCTTGAATTAACCGGTTTCTGAATTGTCCTAAGAGCAACGCGTACTGCGTATGCTGGTCCCATAGTTACCCTTCCTGTCGTGCTGAATGCTCCTTGCTTAGATCGGCAAGCAGCTTATTTGCGGTAGCGATATCGGGTATTTCTTCCATCCTGGTAAGTCCCAAACCGCCCAAGATTTTCTGGTATATCTGATCCCCTACCTTTGACCTGGTTTTTGCAATGGTTTCCTGAATATGCTTCGGAAGGGAAGACTTTATTTCAGGCGGCGGCAACTGCTGTTTTGCTGGCGAGGCGCCGTTTTTATCTGCCGCCGTTGCCTCTACTTCAATCGGAGGCTCTTCCCAACTGGTGGTATCCGGAAGATCCATGGCGCTGTCTATCCCCTTGCGGTATTCCCGGCTGGTTTCATCAACCGCAATGGCGCGCTGCAGCTCTACCGATAAAGGCAGGAGCTTGGCAAGCTGAATCAATACCGTCTTCATACACATTGCGTCCGGGTCTTTATTCCAGGGAGAGGATTCCGCAAAATGTGGAGTTTGCAGCTTTACCATCCTCTTTTCTTTGTTGTCCCATTCCTGTGTGATCCAGGTCTTGCTATGTTTCCGGCCGTGTTCCATGGCCTCTGCCTTTGACATAAACCTGAATATGCAGCCACCGCCTTTCATTTTGGCGATGGCGTAGTAGCCGATAACTTCTCCACGATCTCCCAGCGCCGGCTTGTGCCGTATAAAACTACTGGTCCCGTACTCGTAGGCAAAATCGTCGTGTGTATGCACAGTCTGCATCTCTATTGAGAGAGCGGCTTCATGCCGGTAGAATAACTCTGCCAAGCCCTTGTATCCTATTAAGGCCTGTACTTCCGGCACAGTTACCCATTCATTTCCTACCTTGCGCTTATTCTTAAACGGCAGAAGGTATGCGCGGCCGGCAATAGGTTCAAGGCCTATCTGCGCCAGCACAAATAAACTGCCCAAGAAACTCTCCGGCGTGCATTTCGCGAGATCCGGATTCGTCCTTATCGACGTCAACGCGATCCGTACCAGCCTCTCCGGATTCAGATGTGCCGGCAGAGCTTGCCCAAGCTCTTTTGCCGACTGCTTAATCAATGTTGTGAGACTTTTCTGCTCTGGCGAATTCTCTAATGCTTTCCCCACTTCTCCTTGTTTTGCCATAACTTCCTCCTTATTTCTTCACCGATATCCTCAGTATTCTTTTATCCTTTGGTTTCGCATACTTCTCGTATAACCCGGGTTCCTCTTTCTTGAATAACTCGACGTCTATCCTCCTTTCCTGCTGATTCTTCCACGTAATTTTATACTTCGGGGTTACGCCGGTTTCGTAAGTCTTCAGCATCGCCCGCAGCGTATTCTTTTGTTCATCAATTTCTTTTTCAAGAACGGCATAATCTGCCTGCATAGAATCAAGGCTCTCACATACACGACTGGCATCATCTCCAAGTTCTATGATGCTTTCATTGGCTGCCTTTGGGTATAGCCTGTAAAGGACGCCATCATCTTGAGAGGTTATGGTCATCGGCATCACTTTCGGAACGATGAAATTGTTCCAGAAATGAACCTCTTTGGCGATCATGTTATCGAGCGTCTTGGGATCAACAAGATTTATGTGTTCTTTTGGCATCTTAGGCAGGTCTGTTTTAGTATCGTAATCAGATCGAACAAATACCTTCCAGAGGAACGACATATTTCCGATTAATACGGCAAGGTACCATATCGGAAGGCCAGTCACAGCCATATAGTGCAAACACTGCACTTGATATTCTTGAGGAATTTCTTCGCCTTCCCACTCCCTCATCTTAAACTGGTTAGCAGTTTTGGCTTCAAACCCTGCCTGTTCTAACATTACCCTTCGGTCAATGTTTGCCCCAATAAAGGAATACCGTGGATGAAGTATGGTTATCCTGTTTGGGTCATCGTGGGATACTACGTATGGACGACGTATCTCTTCACAAAATTCTTTAGTCACCATAGCTACTCTTTTACCCGTATCTTCCATAAAAAATTCAGCTACGGTTTGCTCAAGCTTAATGCCGAGCTTTACCGCGACTCTGTCAGAGATATCTTCCGGCGCAACTTGGCCGGTTTTTATAGCCCAAACTTGCAAAGGCGTTCTGTAGCGAGAGAGACCGAGGATCGCCGCGGCATCTGAGCCGCCAATATAAAACTTCCTTGCCTCAACCTGTTCTTTTGTCCAGTCCATTATTTCGTCTCCACCTGTAGGTCTCCGTCAGTTACTACGGTAATAAAGAATTGAAATTCCTGATCCCCTTCTATCTGCTGCAGGAATTCTGCCCGGACGGTTTCATCAAGGTGTTCAAGCTTGTCTACACAGATCAGTTTAAGCGGGTTATCCTTAGCCAGTACCCTGGCGATATCCAAGCAGATCCTTACTTGCTGGGCAGTGGATAGATTCGATAACGGCAGGTCTTTTATAGTTACGATCCCGCGGCCGTCTACCCCGAGATCCTTAATGGGCAATTCTACTGTGGCGAGTAACTCGTGAGGCTTAAGCCGAGCGGTCTCTACGCATTTGTCATAGTGTTCAGCCGTTGCCTCTTCTTCTTTTAACCGGTCCTGCAGAGCCCCTACTTCCCTGGCCAAGGGGATAAAGGACTTCATGCGTTCTGCTTCTATACAGCGGTTCTTTATCGGAGCCGTATCAATGAGCTGGTGAACGTCGAGGAAAAACTCAGCTTGTTTCTTTTTGACTTCAAGACGGGTGAGTTCCTCTTTCTTGCGCTCGGCGATAGTCTTCAATCTTTCTTTAGTTACTTTAACAAGAGCTGCTTTTCTCTCGGCCAAGGATATTTCGTCAAGAGCTTTTACCTTAACCCGCAGGGATTCTTTCTCATTGATGAGTTTCTGAATCCTATCCTGCAGTAATTTGATTTCTTCGTCTACCATGTCTATCTGGACGATTAAATCTTTCTTGTCGCCCTCTATGGCCTCCTTGGCTTGTTCATATTCCGTTTTTTCGTTCTCCTGGGCCTCTTTTTCCTGCAGGGCATACTTATTGCGTATGGCTTCTACGTCTAACGGAAATGCCTCAATCACATTATGGCATTCCACAATGTCCCTGTTTGTTTCTTGGGCGTCGTTGAGTTCTGCGAATAATGCTCCGAGGTTTATCTGCTCCCAAGCCTCTACTTCGTAGTTATCCGGAAGCCTCTTGGCTACGGCTGCGCTCTCGTCCTCTGTGGCCTTAACCCTGGCGTTTGCCTCGCGCCTGGCGTCATAGAACCATTCTTCCAACGCCTTTAATACCTGCAGGCCATGGTTCTCATAGTTGACTTTTGGTGCTTCTCCGAACCATTCCAACGCTTGCTTCGCGGTCACCATAATTGGCATAAGACTGAACAAAATACTGGTTTGTTCGGTATCTTTCTTCTGCATAAAATCTACGGGATTGAAGACGAACACATCGCGATGTGTTCCTTTGTTTACTTGATACCCAAATAATTCCTTTAGAAAAGTCTCGGGAGACTTCACCGGAACACCCGCTTTAGTTACCTTAACCGATCCCTCATCCAGTCCTGCTTCATCTTCTTTTACGGTCCGACGTATGCTTATGCCGTCATCAGTTTCAAGCTCTATATAAGCTTTATCTGCTCCTGTCCTCACAAAGCGCGCGCGCCGTTTGGTGTTATAAAGTGCTTTTTCTATGGTCTCGAGTATCGATGTCTTACCCCGTTCGTTGCCGCCGCTTATCACATTGACTTTGCCCGGGTTGATAGCGAGTTCCTCTATGCCCAAACAATCTTTAATTACTAATCTCTTTATCATTACTCCTCCTGTTTTATCATCCGCCCACAAGCGCTGTTTCAGAAAAACGCTCTATTGCCGCGTTGATCCGCCTCAGCCTATCCTCGATTTCATTCCTGGTTGTTTCCGACCAGTACTGCTCCAGGGTTTTCTCAATCGTGTGTTTTGCCTCAAATAACCTCTTAAGTGTAATATTCATAAAGACCTCTTATTTAGGTTGAAGTAAGAGTTTTTCTACGTCGTCCCAAAAAAACCTCAGTGCCCGATTAGCCCCCAGCTTTACCGGCCTAATGCCCATTAACAACTCCGGCCATTTGTTGCGCAGGTAGTTTTCCGAATACCGAAGACGGCTTGCTATCGTTTTAATATCTACTACTTCCCTTATCATACCCCCTCCTACAAGCGCTCTAATTCCTCCTGTACTACCTTCGACTTCTTCCAATAATCCTGTACCTTTACTTTTAATTCTTCGCGCGACATATTACTTTCGAGATCTTCGTGTAGGAGTTCATTAAGTAATATCTGTACGTCCAGCACGAAATTTATTGCCTGCCCCTTGATTGACTTCCTGCCCGATCCGTGTCCCCCCATTTAGTCCTCCTGTTCTATCTCGCGGTCTAACGTTAATAGCTCAGAAGCGTCAAGCCCGGTCAGTAGGCAAAGCTTGCGGAGCATCTGCCATGACGGATGCTTCGGTTTTTTTTCGTCAAGCCATTGCGATATGAGGCTATCATCGCAGCCAAGCTCCAGCGCAAGCTGCCGTTGATTCCACCCCTTGAGTTCCATCCACTTATTCAGTTTTCCTGTGATTCTAAACGCTCCCTTCATGCGATCCTCCGATTTACTTTATGTATCACTCGTTGGTTAAAAAAAATTGCTCCCTGGCGTTTCAAGGCAATGATACTACTTTTTGTAATCTTGTCAAGCGTTTTTTTACAAAAAGTGGTATTCATATTTTTATGTTCTAAAAATTCCGTCGGTAATGCTACTTTTTGTATGACTTAAAATATTTGACTAAGCCTACTTACTGTAGTATAAAAGTTGTCAAGTATGGTTTTTCCCCACAAAAAAAATCGGTATGCTAAAATCGCATAATCATGCTGCTTAAAGACCGCATCAGACAATTAAGGGAAGATAAAAAACTCCTACAGAAAGAATTCGCCAAAAAGCTCGGCGTATCTAAGCCTACGGTGTCAGCCTGGGAGCAGGGATCAAGGTATCCTAACTCTACCCAACGCAAAAAAATATGTGAGTTCTTTGGAATCAGCGAAGCAATGCTTTTTGGTTTGCCGAAGGTGGAGATTGAAGATGCTATCATCCCTATCGTTTCTTCCGTAGGTGCCACGGACGATCTTGGACGCGCGGCATTTGAGGCGTTCGATCCACCCTATAAAACGATATCTTTTAAAGATTGCAAAGCGGTCGTGGTAGACTCAAACAGTATGGCGCCGATTGCGTATAAAGGACAGAAGATTATTTACTGCGAAACAGAGCCGGTTCACAACGGGGACCTCGTGTTTATAAAACTCAAAAAGGGGGCGCAGCTGTTCAAACGCTTTCACAAAAATCACGATAACATTATCACGCTCCAGAGCGTTAACCCTACAGAATCCTTTGATCCTATTCCGGTACACGAAAAGGAGATTGAATTCTGCTACAAGGTCATGGGAGTGAAGTTTTGAAAAGGCATACCTTAATATATATTTTTCTCTTGCTTCTCTCCGGATGCGCAACGCTTTCTTCCCTGCCGCAGACTATCGATGGTGTCGATTTCAATTCGCTTAAGACCGGTCGGACCGCCATGTGGACGTACGAAGACGAAACAGTCTTTAATAATATGGATAAAGAAATGATCTTCCTTGCGGCAAAGCATGGTCTTTCCGCAAGCGGATTCGTGATCAGAAAAGCCTCGTTCGAAGATGGGGTATTGCTTGGGTACCACGATACGACAGCCCACGACTGGAACGTCGTTGCCGGAGTCTACATTAAGCAATCCGGAGAAAAAACGGCAGTCAAGGTTATCGCAAAAACCTCAAAGGATTTTTCATTGGTCGGTAATATCGGGGATACTACTTCCGCAAGCTGGCCGCAGCTCATTATCAGCGCAATGCAGGATTATATAGTAAAGGAGTCTCTTACTGCTAATAAACCTGCCAAGCACTTAAAGGTGAATGGAACTGAAAGATAGAATTAAGGAATTAAGGGGAAAAAAGCGTCTTACGCAGGCCCAGCTGGCCGAAGGGACAATGGTTGACCAGTCTACTGTCTCTTATTGGGAAAAGGGCCGCCAGGAGCCTAACGCGGCGCAAAGGAAGCAACTCTGCCGATTCCTGGGAATCACCCAATCAGAACTCTTTAAGGGTTTATGAAAACCGGCATCAAGCTTATCCTGAAACTTATCGGTTATGGTTTCCTTATCTACTATCTTGTTATCTGCAGCATCGCTAATTGGACCGGCAAGACTCAATATCTCCGCTTCCCCTGGGGTAACACTCCCATTCGATCATACCAAGACGTAGATCCATGAGTTCTCTCTACCGCCGCAGTGGTATCTACTGGCTCTCTTACCGTCAATATGGGAAGGGCCATTGTATGAGTCTTGAAACCCGGGATCGGTCTACCGCACTCTATAAAAAAGCCGAAAAAGACAAAGAGCTGATTGAGGGTAGAAGCGTGATCCCTAAAGCGAATGCCACGTGCGCTCCCCTATTGGAAGAATTTCACAACTACAATCTGCACCGCAAGACAAAAGACGCCAATTCAGATGATTGCAGCAGGATTAAGAAGTTTCTTTCCTGGGCCGGTATCTCATCGTTTAATCAAATCACTGAACAGCGACTGCAGGAATACCTTAACCATCGCTTCTCTACAGAAAAAATAGCCCCGCGCACGGCGAATATGATCATCACCAATCTTAAAACTTGGCTCAATTTTTGCGTTAAGAATAGGAGGATACCGGAAAATCCCCTGGCGCGCATGAAGAAGTTTAAAGAACCGGTTAATCCTAAGCGATTCCTCAGCCGCGAAGAGATCAACTCTTTGCTCAAAGAGACTCAAAACGATGAGCATTACTGTAACGGGGACGCTTCACTGTATCCGGTAATTGCGATGGGGATATACGCCGGGTTGCGTAAGCAAGAAATATTCAGCCTGGACTGGCAGGATATCAATTTCAAACGCGAGGAAATAACGGTCAGGAATAAAGCTAACTTTGCTCCAAAATCGAGGAATTTCAGGGTTGTGCCATTGCACGAGAATCTCAAGAAGATACTGAAGCCTTTGGTCAAGAATAGCGGCCGGTGCTTCGATGTTACGAATCAACGCAGGATATTCGGCAGGATTACAAAAAAAGCCAATCTTACAGGGATTGGCTGGCATACCTTGCGACACACCTTTGCTTCTCAGCTTGTCATGGCTGGGGTTGACCTGGCTACCGTGGCTAAACTGCTGGGCCACTCAAGCATCACCACTACGATGATCTACAGCCACCTTTCTCCGGACCATGTCCGGGGGGCTATAGATAAACTCAGCTTCTAA